CTCGGTAGAAGTCCAATACCAATCTTCAACTAACGGGGTGGCTCCGATAATCAGGGACAAAGCGTAATTGATTTTTGTCATGTTGGCATAAATCATAAACATTTCGCCCAACGATGGCAACCACCATTTACCTGCTGTCAAACCCTTGTTGTTAGCGTTGACACGGCTATACAGATTGCAGTAGCCCGGTGCATACTGCGCTGTATTGGTGATAGCATCGGCTTTGCTTGCCTTGATGATAGCCGCCGTACTTGCCTTACCGTTCCAATCGTTCATCGCTGTAACACGATCGGTTGTTGTCGTACCGCCTCCGCTGATAGCTGCGCTACTCCACGTTAGCTTAGAAGTTGATTCGGTAGGGGCTACGACTAAGATTTTGCCGCCCTCGACTACCACCACACCGTCGGCAATTTCGCCGCTGTTCTGTAACGATGTCCACTTATGGGGCTTAACCATGAGTGGGTAATCATCGCTATTACGATGAAACATGATAAATATACCATCGTTTAAGCCGCCAAGATTTACACCTGCCAACAAAGCGGCTTTGAGGTCCGCCAATGAAATAAGCGTAACCTTTCCGTTTGTGTCCGTTACTGGAAATTTTTGGTTTGTGTTGATGGTCGTTACTGTTGCCTGACCGCTCAACTTTTTTGTTTTCTTTACTGCCATAATCTAAATTGTATTACTAAATTATTCTCCTGTAAATTGTCCGCTAATCGCATACCATGCACCACCAATACACTTAAAGCGTATATAGGCGTTTGGTGCCGTTGTAACGACGTCGTTTTTAAAATTGGTGTACTCAACATTAATTTTTTCTACCGCTATGTTGCTTGACACGATGGCTGCGTTTTGCTTAACATAAAAATCGTCATTGTCCTGTGCTTTAACGATTGTACGATAGCTTAAAGAACTCGACGGCGGCATTTTGGTAAAGATATTAATTTCTAAACCCTCATAGTTAGCTGCCTTTGGCAAAACTATAAATGTCCGTTTTGTCGGATTCTCTACATAGTAGAAGTTGTACGGCTCGTTTACCGGGTCTATTGTGTATGTACTGCCGGGCGTTACTTTTCTGACTGTGCCATAAAACATATTGGCTTTCACTGATCCCTCAAAAGAACTATTACCTTTTACCGTAATGTTTTTGAAAGTTCCGCTATTGCAAGTAACGTTGCCGTCTTTTGCCTGAAAGATGATGTTACCGTTAGCGTCTTTCATGTCGATAGCCTCAACCCCCAAATTTTTGACTAAAGCGTACTGCGCTAACAGTATCTTTGTAGCTACTATTTCCACCGGGTCGGCTAACTTCCAAAGACCGCTATTTGTGTCGGGCGTACTTCCTGGGTAATTGCTTGCAGTTTTGGTGTGCGATTTAATGCAAGAATAATAGTAGCCACCATACAAAACTATATCCTTGTATTCCTCGCCGCTTGCACCTGATTGGAAAACATAGCCTACGGCGCAATCGCTCCACGCTTGTGGGCCTCGCAGTGCCGGGCCTCTGTCGCCTTTGGCTCCATTCTCACCACTTGCAATGTAGTATAGTGATTGAGCCGTTATTATAGCCTGGTTTGTGTCTATTGCCGTCACTCTGCTGTAAAGACTGATGGTAATACGTTGTTTGTCCGATACCGTGCCATTAATAACCATCGTGTCACCTACGGAAAAATCAGATACATTTATGATTCCGTCCCAATTGACTGACCGCCCACTATGTCCGTAGAACTGCGTCCACTCCTTGTAGGTATAGTTATATACGTTTCGGGATTGGGCAACAATTACGCCCTTTCCCTTGCGTATAAACTTAACTATTCTTGTTATTGACACACCCATAGGCTTAACTTTCTGATGTTATCGTTACGCTGATGTCTCCACCACTCTGCAAACACATAGCACGCGTTACGGCATAGCTTGCAACTGCCGTTTTTCGCTCGCTGTCACTATTCAGGTAAACACCTGCTGCATCTTTCACGACAAAGAAAAACTTAGCGTCTTTAATTGCTTGGGTGTTCGTTCCACGCTTGACGATCCACGGCGTGTAGGTTACTTTGCCGTTTCCGCTCTCGTCCTCGCTTATCGCCTCGTCTTCCGGTGTCGGGCGTGCGTCGATGTCGTAGGGGTCGGATGCGTCCATAACGCCCTGTATGTCCTTACCGATTTCTACGCCACTACGACAAACTGTTGCCCGGTACTCTCCGTATGTGTCTATGCTGCTGCCTGACACTGTAAGCGTCTGTGCGGTCCGTCCGATGATTACCTCCCAACCACTGGCTCCCATCTTCTCCCATACATAGGTTAAATTTTGGGTGATTTCCTCGTAGCTCTGGTATGCCATCGCCTTTAAAACACAACTGCCGCCCTTGTCGGTGATAACAAAGCCCTTGGTATCTCCGGCGGCGATGGTAACACGATAACTTGTACCTGTTGCTTTCTGCACTGGGATAGTATAGGTAGCTTGGATATTATCGCTTTGCGTACCATAGCTTATAGCGGCCACCATCTTGATAGTTACCGGGGCAAAACCTGCGATTTCTACCAGATTCTTAACAATCTGCAAACCATAGTAGATGTTGTCGCCGCTTGGTGCAAACTTCTTAAAGTAGCCTGCAAAAATGCCGCTTGACGTATCGCCATTAAACTCGATTTTCGTACCATTAAAAAAGTACTGCATACTATCAGGCGTTGCCACTCCCTCGGCTACTCGGCTACTCATACAAACAAAGTTAAGTTTCGGCTTTGTCTGCTCAAAGTTTGGAAACACCCTAGTAACGTCGGATTCTATGCCCTCCCATTCTTGGTAGATGTCACCATCTGGGCACATGATCAATGCCGTATAAGTTCCTGCTTTCGCAATAAACTTAATCGTTCTGGTTGTACTCGCTTTGCTCATAGTTCCTTACTTTTTGGTTTTACTTTCTGTTTGCTCACTCTCTGACGCTTGCGGCTGTTGGTCACCCTCCGCATTTTCCTCGTTGGCCTGGCCCTCGTTGCTGTTGCCGCCATTGTCGGTGCTCTCTGTGTTCTCACTCTCACCATCTGCGCCCTGCTCGGTGTTGGTGTCGTCACCTACGATAGCTTCATTAACGTTAGCCTTAATAGGCCGCTGAAAGCGTGCATCGGTTGCCATTGGCAAAGGTCGGCAAATAGTGCCGTCCTGCTCGCTTCTCGCCTCATGCGGCATAAGTGCAATACCTCCAATCTTAACCAATATGTCGTTAAGTTGGGTTAGTGGGCCAAACTTCAACATATCGTTTTGCCAAAACAGATAGTTGCCATCACTTACCATGTTACGGTCATTCTCCAGTTGCAAGTATCGTGCAACCAATGGATTTGCTTTAATGTATCTTGCCATAATCTTATATTGATTAAATTGTTATTTGATTAATATTACGTTATCGTCTGCATCAATGAATACTGCGCCGTCGCTGTCTTCCCATGCACACGTAGGGCCAACGTCCTTAACGTCCAAACCATAAACACCGCCTAACGTCTGGCTAACCTTTCCTGTTGAAAGCGTCGGTTTCATTCCATGTGCTATGAGCGAATAGTTAAGCGCTCCTGACTGCGCATTTGTCGCAACATACCAAAGCGGCAATAACTCACGTTCCGGGTTGTCGATCATGCCGTTAGTATTCCAAATTTTCGCCGTTGGCGCAATCTCTAACAAACCACTTGGAAGGTTGGTAGGTAGTTCGCCGATGTCGTACTCAAATTTTGGAATTCTACGGATAAATGCCACTAACTTAGTAGGGGCGTTGTCCGATAGTGTTACGCTGCTTGGGTTTCCGTCCGGGCTATACTTTGCCCTGCATCGTAAATAAAGCTCTGTACCCATAAGGCTACGATTAACGGTACAACTGTTTCCGTCTTCTGCTACCGCTACGTCATAGTCTAACGTGGTGTCGCTGCCTACGGCGGTAAATGTTCCATCGTCTCGCATTACCTCCCACACAAACAAACGCTTATTCTCCGGGCACTCATTAACAGCCAATCTCAATGATGCGTGTACCGTCTGTGTGTCCGAGTCGCTCAATGGGTTGTAGATAGTTTGGGCGGCCGCATCCAATACCAGAAGCGGCGTGCATGTTGTGGCATTCTTGCACTGTACTTGGTACGGCTTGATGATGTGGTACACCTGATTAGTACGTGGGTCTTTGTAGTCGGCTTCAAATCGTAGATTCATAGGTATATTCGGCTTGGCGTTCTTCTTGATCCTAATACGTCCTGCCTTTGCGCCCTTGCTGATTACCTCAAAGTCTGGGTTAGTGCTATCTATCACGGTGTCGGCCGCTCCTTTGTTCACCTCATACCAGACTACGTTAGTGAGGTCTTGATTAATCAAGCCCGGTGTTAAAACCTCGTCTTTGTCAAGTCTGCCAATTTCCGGCTGCACTATCAAATTAGATGCGTCTATGGTGTAATCGGGCGTGTATGTGTCGGTGTTTGCGTCGTAGGTCTGACTACCTGATACGCCACCCTCAACCACCATGCTAACATTAATTTGCAGTGGCTTAAAGTTGAAATCGAATCTTTTTGTCTTCATAACTGCGCTATGTTTAAATTAATACTCGTAACTGACTGCCGCCGTTGCTGCTTCGTTGCCCATACCATCACGCAAAGTAACGGTAGCCGTAAAGCGTATAACTTTAGGCATATAGCCGTTAAAGTCCATGTCCTCGGCTGTGAGGTGCAAAGACTTTCCGGTATTGGCGTGGCGCAAACTCCAAACGTTGTCGCTTGCCGTTCTCTCGTTTCCCTCTGCGTCCTCGCTGTATCTCGTCCACATTACGTCTGCGTCCAAAATATCGTCTGTGATATTCATATTATACAGGGTCGCCACGATGGTTAGCGTGAGGTCTATTTTGTCCGGGTCTAATATGCTTTCAGGCTCTTGGAAATCTACCGCAAAGTCTGGGTTTCCCTCGATCATCGCCCAATCGGTATTGTTCCATGCCGGGGCGGTCGCCGTGAGGTTCTTGCAACATCTGTACTTGCAGCCATTAAACCAAACGTCTGATGTCTCATACTCCCCGGTGTCCGGGTTGATAGCATCGCAATAGTACTTACCGCTTTGCGTCCATGCCCCACGATCCACATACGTAACCAACGGCTTACCAGTCCACTTGTTAAGTCTGATAACGTCCATTGTGACGATACCCGGTATATACATATAGTCTAAGCCGTCACGTATCGGCAAAGGATTGCCGTTATCGTCCAATAGCTCGTACACAAATTCGGGCAAACTGCCGAAAGCTGCGCCGTAGTTGGCATTATCCAAAATCGGCTTAGTCACTCCCTTTAGCTTGACGATTCGCCCCTCTGTGCTCGATAGGTACAAACAATCTTGCCGTTTCGTGTCCGTTTGGTTTCCCCATCGTGCAATCTTCATCATTTCGCACGGTGGGTAATTCTTGCCACTTGGTACTTCTGCGTCCGGGTACTGCGTTACCTCTATATAGTTGTTAGCGGTATTAACGCTATTAACTCTAAACCATGCCGTGTAATACTTGCCGCTTCCTTGTGACAAAGTATTGATGATACCCTTTAGTACGTTGTTCTCGGCTTGGGCGGTAAAATATCCGTCCCACTTGCTTCTTAGATGCAAACCAAAACAACCATCGCCCAAATCGTCCACGCTCTCGATTGTGTCCGCTTCCGTTAGAAGTTGGTCGCCCTCGATTGCTGACAATCGGTTTACTATCAATTCCAGACACTCGAAGTAACTGCGCACTCTTAGGCTTTCCACCTCGGCGTTACCTTGTGCGTCAATACCTGCGCCCTTACCTGCATACAGGGATTTGACAAACTCGCCAAAGTGTGCGCCGTCCTTGAATACTGCCAAACCGATAGCCATTAAGCCCTGCTGAAAAGTAATGTGCCCTTTTGCTATGTCGGCGGTAATCTTAGACAAAAAACGGTCATTAATCGGGCTATCCTCTGCAACGTCTCCGGCTAAATCGGAATAGGCGGCACGGCTCGCATATCCGGCACGGTTTGCGTACTCGGATTGCTCGGCGTGTGTCGCTAAATCGGCTTTGGCTGCGTGCTTGGCTTCCTCGGTCATTTTGCCGATACTTCCATAGCTGCCGCCTCCGGTGGAGACCCCACCGCTTCCGCTGTTCCTGGGTTTCGCTATCTGCTTAACTTCGATCATGTGCCAATCTCCTTTAATGTGAGGTCGGCACGCCCCTCAATAAGGTTTCTGCCGATGCCCTGCACGAAAAATTCTTTGTTCAAAGCCTCGTGGCGGTAATGGTTAAACAGACTAACAACATTATCAATGTCTCTTAGTTTCTGTTCCATCACGATACGTGGCTTATGGTATTCAGTATAATAACTATTCACGTAGATTTGTTCGGGCTTCGCCTTAACGTTGCCGTTTCGGTCGTACACCTCTAACACTCCGTCCCCGGTTGATATATTCAGCGGCGTGGATAACTTCACCGTGTTACTAACTCCCAACTGGGCGCACTCCGTAGCGGTCAATGCCGAATTTATCTTAAACTCCAAATCGTCCTTTTTGTTCACAAAGGTTTCTTTGGTATCGCTCATATAGATAATATCGTTATCATCATTGCCATTGCTGATTAGTCCGTTATCGCTATAAACTTTAACCTCAAACGACTTTATCAGGATGCTACTAACATGAGCTAAAAGCGGTACTGATGAGCTGCTCCACTTCGTATGTCGGAAAAAGGTAGGGTGGCGGCGTGTGATAACGTCCCATGTAACATTAACCGGGCCTAATATCATAAACCTAACCTGCCCACTTATCTTGTCGCCCTTGGTAATCGGTATCGCTATGCCCTCCACATCAATACCCATCTTATAGTCGATGTTGTTTTGGATGCTGAACTCTGTGCCCACCAACTTATCACCTATCTTAGGGTCAAAGCCAATAGTAAAGCATTGCTGATAATATTCATCCTCACTTTGGCACTCGCTCCGCTCCTTGTATTTCTGCCAAACAAAATCGGTTGTCTGCCCCTCGGTTCCGGTCTCCACTACGCATTTATCACCGATAACCAACATACAGGCTAATACGGCTACCTTACTGATTGTGTCGGTACTGTCGCCTATTGCGCTGTACTTAAATTCGTATTCCTCTGGGCCTTCCCCGGTATATGGATAAAATCCGCTATCTGCGCCCTCATGCCATGATACTTCTTTGTCCGGTGTCTCGGCTTGCCAATACTGACGGGTGTAATACCTGCCATCACCATTGTTACGGCTTGGTACGGTCTGATGCCATACGTAGATCATGCCCTTTTCTATATTCTGCGGCCACATCGTCCACTCCTTGTTATGTAGGTTGGTGTACGTGTTGGTCCGTCTCATTATCGGGTTTAAAATAACCTTACCCGACAATACTATATAGTTGGTGGTTTCCTCGTCTGGCGGCGAAAAAACGCCCCCTGACTTGTTACCAGTATAGACGGCATACGGTATATTTTTCTGTATGTCTGCCACACTCGGGTAAGTCTTGTTTTCGTCATTATCCACGCCATTGCCATTAACCGACATTACCAAATAGTTAGTCATGTTCACCTTAGATGTCGGGCTATTATCATCATTGGCCGTGTTCATCTTGACGCTTCCCAACGCCATGATAGCCGCCCCCGGTGCTTGCCCTAACCAATCAGGCAAAGCGTGTTGGTTTGTGCCCTCGCTGCCGAAATAGTCCACGATGTCTATATCTGTGTTGCCTTTCATCGGAAACGTCCATTGTTTGTTATGCATCACCTGCACGTACCAATCAGTAATAGCACCTGCGCCATACGTGGTTTTTTGGTTGTGGGTCATAGCATAAAAAGCATTATAGGCGGTCTTTCCCTCTCCGTCGCTTGAATACTCGGTGAGGTACTTTTGCTTATTGATGTATGGGCTAACCAACAAATCATCGTCCAATGGGCTTTCTATCACGCTTTCGATGTCTTCCACCTTGGCGGTTAATAGAAGTTGGTTATATACGTCGCCTATGCTTATCGTGGTATCGCAATCGGCTACGTTAGCCAAAGAGATTGTCACGGCTTGCTGTGGCGTTGTCTTAGTGCCGTTGGCTACGATGTCATGCCAAATAATCTTATTGGGTGCCGCCTTGACGGATTCCCACGAAAAGATATAGAAGTTAAAGCCGTCCTGCACGATATGTAAGTTAAGGTACTTAAAAAGTTCCTCCAACACTTCGTCTTGCTGCCAAACGTCGCTTTCATCATCGCCCAAAAACAACAAATCAGATATAGAAAGCTGCCTAAACACTTGGTATCGGTTTGCGGTCTGCGCATCAACTGCCTTGCTGCCATCATACCAGAATTTAATATTTTGGTTGCCCAATATATCCAGCCCCCCGGTAACACCTTGCAGTATCTCGGTAGCAATATCGTAAAAACTACGCTGCGCTGCCTCTGCCTTGACGAAAGCATAGATAACGCCCAATGCGCCCACATTCTTATACTTGCTATACTGCAAAGCACTAAGCGCATCAATGCAATTTAATTCCAGTTCGTCCCATCTGTCGTTATATGGCTGTGACAAAGTTTGTGGCTCAATGAACCCGGCAAAGATACACGTATCGTTTTTATAGATGTTTACGACTGCATCACGGCATGAGGTACTAAAAAGGTCTTTAATCAGGTTGCCGCAAAGCAATCTTATTTTAGCCGAATTTCTCAAAAGCACATCGAAAGTATCGTTTACCTCGTTTTCGATTTCTGCCGGATCATCGCTAAAATATACATCTGCCTTTTCTGTACCTATTTCAATAGTCTGCGTGCGATCGTTCCCGGTAACGATGTGTACCGTTATCGTATCGCCCTGCTGACTTAGAAAACTGCCGTGTATATACATATTAACTACTTATTAAAAATTTGATTTTCTGCCGCTCTTGGCGGCTACTCTCGTTGTATTGGATATTACCCCAACTAACTTTCTGCCCTCGATTTCAAAGCGAACTTTTCCACCGATACCGCCCTGTGGCTGTATCATGCTACGTAGCTTATCAAGTGGGGCGATAACCTCCGGGTTGTTGTTTGCTCCGGCATACTCACCAACTAAAGCCAACGTAGGCCCCGACACTACACCACCTTTCGCAAATGGCATTACACCGATAGCTTCCACCATTGCCGTTGCTGCACTTACGAAACCGGATGCTATACCAAAGCCGACAAATGGTATTGAGGCGTGGGCCGCAAAAAACATTGCTGCGGCTAACTCCATGTATGAGGCGGTCGCCAATTTGTTAGCGGCAATAACCGGAACCATCGCCGCCGCTGCTGCCGTCTGTGCCGCCGTCTCAACTCCCTGGGCGGTTGCCGTGGCGGTTGTGGCCGCCGCCTCTCCGGTCTTAGCTGCGGCATGGGCGGTTGAGGCGGTCGTTAGCATATCAATAATACCTACTATTGCGCTGATACTCTCATACAGTTGTATAAAGCCGTCCACGATAGCGGTTACTTTCTGCCATGCGCTGCCGTTGCCGTCCAAAGCATCGGTTATGCTGTTGATGCTGTCGCCAATACCCTTGATGTCGTCCCAACCAGACTTTACGGTGTCGAAAGAAGAAATAGAAGATTTGCGCCATTGCTCATAGGTGCTAATCATTTCCTCGATGTCCTTGCGCTGTCCCTCCGTTACCGGGTTGTTGGTATCGTTGAGCTGTTTTTGCAGTTCTTGGATTTTGTCGGTTAGCGCATCAAAGCCAATACCCTTAACCTTGATCTTAAACTCTCGGTTAGAAAGTCCGTTAATCTCGGCTATCTCTTTTTGCATTGATGGTATTTCAATACCCCTTTGCATCGCCTTTCGCTTCGCTTCCAAAGCGTCGACCGTCCTTTGTGTGTTTTGGATTTCGTCGGCACTCTGCTTGCTCTGCCGCTCCTGATAATACCTTACTGCCTCATCTAACTTCTCGATGGTGTCAAGTTGGCTAATATCGGCTGGCTTGTTCAAAGCTGCCAAACTATCGTCCCATGCTTTCTTAATACCCTCAATATCGTTAATGTGCTTTTGTATCTCCGGGCGTTGCTCCTCGGTGGCTTTCTCCAACAACTCATTATAGTATGCTAACTTAATATTAAGCTGCTCATACGTCTTCAATGCACTGTCGGGTGTATCTATCACCGTGGCGTTTTCGATATAGTTCTTTAGAGTTTCCAACTTGCTGATTTCAGCATCAATTCCGCTTATGGCTTCCTTAGACGCTGTGGACCTCAACTTCTGTTGGTACTCTATTTCTTTGTCAATGTCCTGTAAGGTCTCCAACTTTGCCGGGCGTTGCATAGCTGCGCCCAATAGCTCGGTTTTGCCTATCAGTTTGTCAATACCTGCTAAATCGTCTTTGTTGGCGGTCTTTCGTAGGGTCTGCAAATAGTCCAATTCCTTTTCAACGTCTTGCAACGTCTTAATTTCGGTTGGTCGCTCGGCGGCTTTCTGGGCTAATTCGATAGCCGCTTTCTTTTTCTCCCATGCTTGGATATTCGCCCTTATCTTTTCTCGCTCGGCGGTGCTCGCCGTGGTGAGCTTCTTTTTGTAGTACTCGATATTAGTACTTAACTGTTCGTAGGTCTTAGGGTCTGCAACTGGCTTGTTTTTCTTGTCGCCACTCTTATTACCTTTGAACGTATTAAAGCCCAACGATTTATCTAATAACTTTTTACGGTTGTGTAATTCCGTATTATACGCTTTTAGCTTGGCTATTTCCTTGCTATCAGTCGTATTTTTAAGTTTTTTTTCTGTCTTCTCGATTGCGTCCGCTACCTGCTGATAGGTCATTGCACTAACCTTAACGGTCTTGTTGTTATGCCTCATCTTAGCATCAACCGCCGCCATCTGCTTAGAACAATCGGCCATGTGCTTCTGGGCTATGCCCAATTGCCTTTGCAAACTTTGGATTTCCGGTATCAGTCCCCTTGCGCTGTCCTTTAAATCGGCATACTCCTTGGTGTCTTCCGTTGTAACAACTTCGTAGCTGTCACCTCCAGTTGATCGGTTGGTTATTGTCCGCTTAGTGGTCTTCTGTGCGCCTCCGGCTTTCCAAAGGGCACGTCGTTTAGCGTAATTGTCTTCCAACTCGATTTGCTTTTCAGCCAACTTTGTTGCCAACACCTTTGCTTGTGCCTCGTAGCCAATTTGCTTAACGTATATCTGGCTTTTGCGTGTCAATGTATCGTACCACTCTGATGCTGTCTTATGGCTCCCGAACAAATCGCCGTATACGGCGTTAAGGTGATTTACTGCGTCGGTGGTGTCCTTTTTAGCGGTAATGAGGTCGCCCAAAGCCTTAATCTCTTTGTCTAACTCAACCTTAGTGCTTGCCGCTGCATTCTTGTAAGCGTCTTCGGCTTCGCTAAACTCATCGGTCTTGTCGGTTGCCTCATCGGTCTTATTAGCGAAATATTCAATAACAGATGTTACCGCTACGATTGCGGCACCTACCACCGTGGTGATCATCAAACCTTTAAGGGCGATTTTGAAAGCGGTCGCCGAATATGCGCCGCTTTTCAAAGCTGCACTAAAGACGCGTGTAAACGCTGCCGATCGGCTTGCATTAAGCCCAAACAAAAGCATTGCTGCACCACCTGCCTTTGAGCGTAACGTTAAAATGGCTTGTTGGATATTCAGGGCTTTAAATGTTTTCACCAAACTTGTAATACTCATAACCATTACGCCTGTATTGGCTATAAAACTAACAAACGGCATAGCACTTCCAACAAACCCGGCTACTACATCAGTTATTGCGCCTAACTGGTTTTTCAGCATTTGCGTGGTTGCACTGCCTGTACTACTCATTTCGTTGTAGGCGGCGTTGATGGTCCCGGCACTATTTGCCATTGCGTCCACGTTCTCGCTGAACTTCTCGGACAACTGATTTGTAAGCGGTGTCAATGCTCGCAAGCTCTCAGCACTACCAAACAACTTGGCATAAACTTCCTGCTCCAATACACCATTAGCGGCGGCATACTCCTTAACGGATGCGTCCAACTGGGTTAAGAAGTTACGCAAACCTCCGGCGGCTTGGATGGATGCCGCATTGAACTCAATACCCATCTTTTCCGCCATTTCGGTTGCCTCGCTTGACGGCTTAACCAAAGCGGTAAAGATTGCTGCCATCTGGGTTGCAACCTCGTTAGTATTACCGCTAACACCTGTAAGCGTTGCAAAACTTGCCAAAAGTTCATCGACACTTACGCCCAATGTTGAGGCGTTGGCGGTCACTCTTGGTAGGGCCTGGGCTAACTGTTCAAATGAGGTTACACCATTCTTCGCCGTGAGCTGTATTTTGTCCTGCACGCTTTCGGCTGCGTCCCATGCCAAACCATAGTTTTTGATAACAGTAGATGTTACCTTTACGGTTTCGCCCAAATCAGCAATACCGCCCACGGATGCTTTAGCCGACTTGTTAAGGTAGTCTATCCAATTATCTTCTGGCACACCATTACTGATTACCTGATATAAGCCGTTTGCGAGTTCATCACGTGCAATAGGCAAAGTCTTGGATAAATCGGCTACCTGCCCTTTGAGGTTCGCAAAGCCCTCGGCGTTCTTACCTGCCATCGTGTTAGCGGCCTTCATTGCTGCGCCAAAGGCTCTACTATCGGCGGTAATGTCCTGCAAAGTACCATTTAGCTGACTGACGGCGTTAGATACTGCACCCAAAGCCTGTACGCCTTGGCTCCAGTTGATCAACGACGATTTGAGTTTGTCGGCTTCCACAATAGCGGCGGTCATGGCTTGTTTAAGGCCGTCCGCATTCTGCGAAAGGTCTTTAAACCCCTTACCGTCTCCGTCCAATTTGAACGTTATGGATATAGTACTTTTACCTGCCATAGTCTTTAATATTTGTCACCCAATAGGGCGATAATTTGTTTTCTCTTTTCCTCCGCTTCCTTGGCTGTAATGTGTTCGGTCTTCGCTTTATTTGACTTCCTACGATTATCCCATGAAAGCGGTAATAGCTTCTGGGGCGTTAATTTGTTCTTAACGTGCGGCTGAATAGTTATGCACGCCAACATACGCATACGCTCCCAATTATCTTTGTATTGGCTTTGCTCTTGGTCTAAGTACGCTTTGCATACGCTGTTAAATTCATCAGGCGTTAGCCTGCAAAAATCATCGTATGAAAGACGTATGCAACCTAAAGCAAAGCCCAATACTTCATTTATTGCAAACTTTTTTTTTCGTCTGCATCGGTCTCGGCATCTTCCTCGTTGGCCTGGCCCATAGCTTTAGCCCATTCGTTCATATCTTCCGGGCTGACACTATCGGCAAAGTCCATCAAAGAAAGTTTGAATTTCTTGCCGTCTGCCTTGGATGCTGAAACGATGCAACACCATAGGAACGTACAAATATCGGTGAAACTTGTAGCGTCGATTTCTGTTACCTCTCGCCCTGTTTCCTGCTTAAATCTAAGCATTGCGCCCATTGTCTGACGGCATGGGAAAACCTCGTTACCAATTTTAATCTCAACCTTTTTCATATATGAACTTAATTAACTGGGTTATTTCTACTGATGTCCGTCTGTACCTCCCTGTGAGGCTGCGCCATCAGTAAATGCCGTTTCATCGAGTGTGTCCGGCTCGCCGTTGTTGTCAAGATTGATAGTATAGGTACTATCGTCCTGTGCCGGGTCGGTGCGCTCCAAAGAAGAAATGATAAAGCTACCTGCCAAATATGGCTTTTTGCTTTCACCTCTCTGCATACACTTAATCTTAACTGGCTGTCCTGACTTCCACGCCGCCAACATCTTTTGGTAGCTTGCTTCGGTCTCACCATCGTAGATGAGGCCCTCGGCTGAAATGGCAATAGACAAACCCGTTACACCCTTTTCTTTCCACATTCCGTTAGTCTGGGCCTTGCTTGCTGCTGGCTTAACTGCACGGTCTTTGGTCTCGCTGTTCATAGTTGCCGTGTGGGTGGTACAATGTCCGAAAGCATCTTCACCCAAATAAAGCAACATATTACTACCATTGCAATAACTCATATCTTACTAAATTTTAATGTTAAAAACTAACTGCTGCGCATAGGCATCACTATCGTAGCCCTCTTCGCCATCAGTCAATACACAACTACGCATAACTAAACCATCCTTTTCGCCCTGCTTGCCGTCCAAAGCTGCCCTTACTGCCTCGGCTAATTCCACGCCCTCACCGTATTTCTCGGTATAACAAATAACCTCGATCGTCACGGTATCGGCTCCGGGGTAACCTGCCTTTGTCGGGTTCTGCTCGATTGAGGCACGGCGATAAAGTATGTACGGCAAAACCGCCGTGTCCGTAGCAACTGGGAAAACCTTTTTAGTATGCTTCGCTACCTCGGGGTCTTGCAAAAGCATATCACGAATAATGCTACCTGCGCTTAATGATGTTTTATTTGCAGCCATACTTATTTGCAGTCTTAGTTACACTTTCTACTATCTCGTTACGCAAATCTGCCGTTACCTTGTCCCTAACGTCTGTTTGGGTCTTACGCATAAAGCCATATCGTTTCATGCGTCCGGTATTGTGGCCCCGGCGTTCCCTGACAAAAACCCTTGTTTTGGTCTTGGTCTTTCGTTGCTCCGTTCCACCCTCTGCCCATATCAAAACAGGTTTCTTTAGTCCCTGGCGATTGATGTGCATACCTTTTTCGCCCTTTCCAGTTTTTCGGTTGGCTTTCTTCGTGCCGATAGTAACACGAAATCCGGCGGCTTTTTTAAATACGATAGCCCTAATACCTTTTTCCAAATCTCGGTTGCTATGTAATGAGCTGCGCAAATTGTTAATAGCTGTTCGCCTTACTTGGTTCGCCTCTCTCCTGAAAGCACCTTTTAAGGCTCGCTTTCGGTGTTTAACGTCCATTTCAGTAAACAACTTTTGCAACTGCGTATCGTTGTATTGATTTGCCATAACTTGATTACTCGTTTACTCGTTCACAAACTAAAGTGTTCATACCTCTATCAATGTTTGGGATGATGGCAACCACCGTATAAAGGTAGCCGCCCAACTGCTGCACCCTCCAGTTTTCTTTAACCGGGTGTGCGTCCCTCACATTAAATTCGACTCGATAGTCGGGGAAATGTTCGCCCACTTCCTCGCTACGGTTTCCGCTCTGCTTCTTCCTTTCTGCCCATACGGTACGTATAGGCTCGTAGGTTGTCGCTTCCTCGCCGTAGTCGTTTGTCGTCGCCGTAGGCTTCAACAACTGCAAACGATATTTCATTTCTCCCGCTCTCATTCCGCTAATTTCCGATAGGGTTTAATTAAGGCTTGTAGCGAATCAGGCACGGCGTGCATCTGCACGTTACTCACACTTTCACGCTGATTGTACCAATGTGCGCCCAACATCATTATAGCGTGTTTTATGGGGGTAGGTACATCATGTCCGTTACCCATCTGCGCCAATTCCTCTTGGGTTCTATTGGTCGCCGTGATAACTGCGCTCTCTGCTGTATCTAATAGATGCTGCAAATACTCGTCATCATCGGCGAAATCATCAGCCCTTACGTGCTTCTTAAAAAGTGCCAAACTCACTACTGCCATAACGTTATAACTTTAAATTGTGATTACTTCTTACCGCCGACTTTACCCAACTTAAAGGCCTCTGGGCGGATTGTCTTAGTAGCATAGTCCGTGTTGAGCACGAAATCTACGCTATCTTTGCGCGCCTTGCTGTATGGATCGACGATAAAGCGCAAAGTACCAAACATACCCATAGGCTGATAACGCCAATCACCCAAGCCGATGTACTCCGTACCTGTGATAATCTTAACGTAGTCGCCCGACTTCATGCCTGTAATGTTCTTAACATCATCGGCACTTGTCACGGTGTACTTAGCGGTGTTCCTCTGTGGGTCAAAGTCTTCTGCTGCTGCCCACGCTGTGCCGTTATACTTCTGGTACGATACCTTAGTATCACGGATAACATTTGATGTGTACACTGGCAAACCGCAAAGTTTTCCGTTTTGGATCATCGGCAAAAAGATACCCTTTTCGTTGATAGGTGTACCCTCCAAAATCGCCTCCATGCTCTTTGTCATTACCCAACAAAGGTTGCTGCCGTCGATACCTGTTTCAAGTACTGCGGCTTTCATCTGGGCGTTGAGTTCGTTAAAGGTTGGCACGGCTGAAAGCAATACCGGGTTGTCTTTGAGTGCCACAAATGGGCCTACCAAATTAGTAGCACCATTAACCTTATTTACGCCGCAAACGATTTTGTTCAAAAGAAGACGGATTGCAAGCGGCATAACCTCACGCACGATCATTTCCAAAAGTCCCTGCGACTGGTTGAGCGACTGATTAGTTACCGGAATGGCAATACCCATACGCTCCGGTGCGGCGGTCATTTTGCTGAAAGGTATTTTGGTGTCACTAAGTTCTGCGCCCTCACCTGCTAACTCTGCCTCAACCATTTCGTACATAGGCCAAACAAAGTCACCTGCCAAACCTGTTGGCATGGGCAAACCTACCTTATCCAAAATAAAGCCCTCCTGCAAAGGTTTTAAGATGTCCTGAACGTTAAGCGGCACGATTGCACCCTTTGCCACGTCCTGCACCATCATCATGTCACGCAAAAGCATGATTTCGGTACGCTGACCTGCTGCGGCGTTCTCACGGATAATCTTAATTGCGTCCTCCTGGGCGTTTGGATTTTCACGCAAATGCTCGGCGGTTGCCGCCTGCATCTTCATTTGCAACAACTGATTTTCACGCATGAGGGTTTCAAACTCGGTGTTCTCTGCCTCGTTGCGCTCACGCTGCTCTTTCTCGCATACGTCCGCAATCTCTGTGATGCGGTCGCAATTCTGCTGATACTGGTTAATCAGCTCACGAACGTTAATTGATTTTGTCTTTTTGTCCATGTCTGAAAATTTAAAATTAAACTGTTATACTAAACTGCGTTTTGCAGCGTGGCGCATTTCACGCAACTGCTTTAACGCTTTCTCTTTCTGTTCGCTCGTTGGCTGTTGAGGCTCCGGGGCTTTCTGCTCTCGCTTCAACTCATCGGTAAACTCTCTTGCCTCCACGCTCGTATCTGGGTAATACGGATCAGCCGCCAACGTAAAGTCAAAAATACCTGTAATCGCTTTAACACGATAGGTAATATTGTTAATGCCATTAGCCGCCACTTTGCTTTGACGCTCTACAAAATCGCTATCATAGTAGCGTGTTGAAAACGCAAAGCTGCAACCGCTTATGTCGCCACGGCGTACCAATTCCAAAGCCTTGTCGCCGTCCACGGTATTAGGTGCATCAAACTCAAAAGCCACGCCCTTGTCATCTACTGTGTACGAAAGTGTACCGCCGCCCTTATTGCTTCTTGCCAAAATCAACTGCCGATCGTGAAACATCGTCATTTTGATGTCTTGGCCGTCTAAGAGTTCCTTTGTAACGGCTTCCGGGGCTATCACTTCCTGGGCCTCGCTATCTTCGTCGCTCCACAATGGGGCTGACGGTACATTAAACAATATGGCATATCCAGTTATTGTGCGGCTCGGTGCCTCGCCCTCTGCCGCCTCTCTGACGTGTAACTCGGTAGGAGTACACAAACACCGTCTTATGATTGTATCTTTATTCATCGTCTTGGTCTCCATCTTTATTTTAATCGTCCTTTTTAGTTTCCTTTGGCTCTGGCTCCGGTGCGGTCTCATTGGCAATATCTCTAAGATTTGCCGATACTAAAACCTTGTCGCCGCCCTCGATAGGTGGGCGGTTCTCCACCTTGCGCCAATCGTTCACAGTATAGATACCTGCGGCGATTGTTGCCGCCTGATACTTAACTCTGCTATCCAAATCACTTGCATAAAGTCCCCTGCGATCAAACTCAAATTTACGTTTGCAACATAGGGTAGGGGCCACTAACTTACGCAACATTTCGTTTTCGATATTACGCAAAAGCGGATTTAATGTGTTACTCAAAAACGCCACATTCGCCATTTCCGCCGACTTGTAGTTGTTACTTGTATCGTCAAAAACGAAAGATGGATGCACACCGAAAAAACGGCAAATATCTCGTACCGTAAACTTTCGGCTCTCCAAAAACTGCATATCAGTAGAAGAAAGCGAAATTTGTTTAAAGTCCACCTGCCCGGGCAAACTAACTATGCGCTCGCCATTCTGAAAACGGCTATCTATGTTTTCGGCTGTCTTCTCCAATTCCTTGTCCTGATACTCGCCAAACCCGGTAGTAGTCTTATCGTTGCTTACGATACCCCTAACATTACCGCCATTGGCAAATCGTTTAAGCGTCTCCCTATCTCCGGTTAATGCTATGTCTAACGTCTGCCTTGCATACTCCAGTACGCTAACGCCGTGCTTGCCGTTGCTTGTATGTCCCTTAATGTGGATGATCTCGCTTTCATCGTAAACCCCACATATACCGTTGATGGTATCGGTAATCATGTAGGTATCGTTATACACATCGTGGCTTACGGTATTGCGCCCACACAAAACTAATCGGTCTATCTCCAAAGTAGCCCTGTTGTACACTGGTACGATGTAAGCATTACCCTCTAACAACACATTTTCTACGGTTTCTTTCCAGAAGGCAAACGCCGACTTTGTAAAGTCCGGCTGCACTGTTAGAAGATAATGCAAACGGCTATTCGTGTCTTCCACAAAAATGCCGTCTTTCAATCTCATATACAAAAATGGCAAATTAGCTACACTTTCACTAAGTAACTGCACGCATCGGTAAACAGTAGCTACCGACAAAGCGGTATTGCCTGTACCGAAAAAGTTAAAGAATTGGGTATAGTCTCCGGTACGTGGCCCTGGTGTCTGTGGCTCGCTAACTGCGCCCTCTGCATCAGTGCTACGGCTGAAAAAATTTACTATGTTTTGCCAAATACCCATATATAACTATATTTTTTAGTCCCAAAGATACAAAGCAAAAATGAGAAAAAAAAATACGCCTTGGCGCATCGTGGTACACCTTGGCGCATCGTGGTAAAATTATTATTTTATTAAACTTTTTTAGATTCTAGAAACTTGCAAATTACCTCTCAAATGTGTATAACAAACCTAAAGTCATTAGCATTGTAATCGCTCCGTCTATCTTACGATATTGTGACACTTTGAGCGGTTTTTTGTTCTCCAGATTGTCGGTATCTATCACGCAATTTTCCAAACAGAAAGCATTAATAGGGTTGTCGTTAAACTCTATCTTTACCGGGTCGCTCCATGCAAGCATCTCAAAACTTTCTACTGGTAGGTTAAAGTTTCCGTAGGTCTGACTAAATGGGGTTAGCACGTTCCTCGCTCCGACTGACTTTAAGATACTCGTTAGCTCCTGCGCCTTGTAAGCATCATAGCCAATACGGATAATATTAACCAACTTACTGCGTCGTAATATATCCTCGGTGATCATCGCCGTGTCTATCTTCTGCCCTTTGCAGAAAATAAGATACCCTTTTTCGTTCCAAAGCCTATAAAGCTGCTCGTTGGGATGCCCTTTTAACGCCCCCTCTGGGAAATAGTAGTCAGTATGCGTGTAAAACTTCTTATTGCCTGATAGGTACACGGTATAGGATACTGCGCTGAAATCATCATGCACCGACAAATCAAACGCCACGGCACAATCTGGGTGACCCTGCACCTGATCTATACAGAAATCGCCCAATAATTCTTTTGCCTTTTCGTGGGTAAACCACGTTTTTTCGTCGTTTATCGTGAAAATATTAAGCAATTTTGTACGAAAAGCCAACATATTTTCGGCTGATAACTGGGCGGTCTGGTACTCATTTTCGTAGTAGTCCGGTTGTACCGTGATACCCAAATGCGGCTGTACCTTTGCCCACGTCTCCGGGCTGTCTTCCGCATCGTCCACATCAGGCATGAATATAGATGCAAACATGGTGTCGCTCTCTGCCTCACCTCGTAGTACCGCCATTACTCCGTCAAGTTCGTGGGCAAATGGACCATCTACCACATCGCTTGCCGTGGTGATAATGATTGTTAGCGGCTCACGTCTTGGCCCCATTGAGGTAGTCAATACGTTTTTGAGGTCCGCGCCGTTCTTACCTGCTGTGTTTCGAGCTTGGGCGTACTCGTCCATTATCACCAATGAGGCAAACAAACCATCTTTTGTTTTGGCGTTGGCGGTCAAACATTGTATGAGGCTATTGTGTCCCCGGTCTTTGAAAGTAATCTTTTCACGATTAACCCTAAAGTGCTTTTCCTTTGGGTCAATATCGAGCATGATGTTTCGTATCTCATCAAAGCATATTTTAGCCTGATTGTAGCTATTTGCGCCTACGTATGCCTGGGCGTTGTTGTCACCGAAAAGCATATCATAAACCGCCAAAGCTGCGCACGATGTCGTTTTGCTGAACTTTCGGGGCACGAATAGGTAGGCGGTACGTATCAGTCTGCGCCCATCTTCTCGGGCAAAGCCGTAGATATTGGCAAACTGGTAGGCTTGCACCGGGGTCAGCTTGTAGCGTGTGCGCCCTCGGATGCCGCTAAACCGCAAAGCCTCGTAGAACTTGAAAAAACGCTTTACTCGCTTGGGCTTCCAATCGTACTTATCAAGCATCTGCAAAAAGCGTTTTACTCCCAATACCTCATACAGGTTGTGTGCGTCTGGGTGGTCTATCACTCCAAACACATAATCGCCGATACGCTTATCTGTATCAATAAGCGCACGGCGGTAGCGGTCGGCGTATGTACTGCGCCCCTGCTGCAACTGCTCCGATACCTCGGCTTTCAGTTGTCGAAATCTGTCTTTTTCTTCCTCTGTCATTCGTCGCCCTCCTGCATCGCTGCCATAAAGTCGTTAAAACTATCGTTGTCGCTCTTTCGTTCCTTGCTCTCGGTGTTCATGCCCAAAGCCCTTAACGCTTTCTGTCCCTGCTGCAACAACTCGATATATAGCTTTTCTTTCGGGTCGATCGTCTTACGCTCGTTGCCCTCCCTGCTATATTCCACGTTTACGGCCTGGTGTCCGTCTGCCATGATCTCATCGCCCAAAATGTCGGCACGTACCAACAACTTAGCCGTAATATCCACTTGGTATGTAAGTTCGGCGGTGTACTTGCCTTGCTTCTTCAACAACTTAACGATATACGCTTTCTTGCTCTTAATCTTGGCGGCTATCTTCTTATTGTCTTCCTCGATGGATGGCTCCGGCAAAGTCTGGCTAACTGGCAATGGGTCGGCGGTCTTTGGCTGCGCCTTGTCGCTGTAACCTCGCTTCTTGCCCTTGGTCTTCAGATAGAAGATAATAGCCGTTGTGTCATTGGCGTTTATCGACTGCATCAACTTGCTTTCAACGAAATCTACCTGCGTCTCGGTAATCTCGTCCACTTTCTCCCTAAACTCTGGGTCTGCGTTGTACCATCGGTAATAAGTACTGCGCCCTATGCCTATCGCCTCACACGCTGTGGCTATGATGCCGTAGCCCTGCGCCAAAGCCTCCAAAAACTTTTGTTTCTTTTCTTCCATGCTGCGTTACTTTTCAAATGAGCGGATGCCGTCGAAGTAGCCTTTGTAAAACTCAAACAGTCCCTTATCAACTGTTATACTTCCCTGCTCCGTTCTTGGGTTAGTGTTAATGTTTGCGCTTGTCTGTATGCCGAAATAAAAGCCCTCATCGTAGTTGCACCCTGCGTATATCTTACCGTGGTTCTTGAATACTGCGGCACGTCCTGCCTCTGGGTGTTCCTGATAGAACTTTTGCACCATCTGCCACTCAATCTTATAGCTGCCTGGGAATATCTCGCTCAAATACATATCAAGTTTCTTAATGCGCCCTTGCTCGTACCATCGCTGTACCTGCAAAATATCCTCTGCCGCCATGCACCATGTCGATAGTAAACAGTAGTCCAAATCATGCTGATTAAGCACCACTTTCAGGTAACTAAGACTATCCACGTCTCCGGCGGTGATAAAATTGTAGGTGGTATGGTCTTGCAACTTGACGTACTGCATTGCCTCCAGTAACTTGACCTCGCTAAATGCCCGGCGGTACTCGTAGCGTTGCGATAACTCGGTACACTCCTTTGTACGTCTGTGCGCTCGCTTTGCCTGGGCGGTTGTTTCGGCTGTGGTTTCTTCCGGCTCCACCTCATCGGGTGGGGGGGCTTGGGTCTGACCTGCGCCAAAGCTGCCAAATCCAAAGCCTGTGCCATCTTGGTTTCCAAACTTCATAAATCTTGTTTTTTAATATTAACCTACGCCCGTGGGCGTTTTTATATCGCGCCAACTATGCCGGGGCTTCGCATCTGGGCAAAATCCCCCGCGGCCCAAAAATCGGCTCACGTGTGGAAAAGGGGGTTGGTGAGGTTTAACCGTTGGGGTGTACCCCATTAAAAAATAGGCCCCCGGGTCTCACCCTGCAACCTCATTTCAAAAATTTATTCACAAATCTTTTCAGGTGCTCTTTGGCTCTGTTCTTTGCTTGAACTTTGCCACACCTGCCCATGTCCGTATGTACCTTAACGTGGCAATCGTGGCATAGGGCTTTGAGGTTAAAGTAATCAAACATCAGGCGTTCTTTTTCCTGCTTCGTTAGTCCATCTTCAACCGGGATAATGTGATGTACCTCGGTGGCTGCTGCCACTTTGCCCAATTCCTCGCACCTCTCGCATAGTGGCGTATCGTTGAGTTTGTCACGTCTCAATCGTAGCCACTTGGCCGTATGTATCAGCCTTGTGTAATCTTTATCCTTTGCCATACTCTAATATTCGTCTTTGATGTCTATTGTTGTGTGATACTTCCTTACCAAATAGTTGAGGCTATCCAACAAAGATTGCTGTACGCCCTGCTTACCGCTTAATGCCGTGTTGGCTCTCTCATCTACGGTGTTGGCACAAATCAACTTATACACCTGTACTGGGTACTGCTGCCCCTGTCGGTGTAATCGTGCGTTGGCTTGTTGGTATAACTCCAGATTCCAACCTGTGCCAAACCATACGATATAGTGCCCACCTTGTTGCATATTCAAGCCAAACGCCGTGCTCATAGGGTGGGCCAATAGTACGTCTATCTCTCCGGCGTTCCACTCTCTCAACTCCTTTTCGCCCTCGTATGACTTGACGGTATAGCCTTTCAGTTTCTTGGTGATACGTGTCACATCATGCTTGAACTGATAGAAGACTAACACATGATTGCCGTTTGCAGCTTCCACGATCTCGGCTAACTTATCTAACTTCTCATCGTGTATTTCGTGTACGTCCTTTGCCTCATCGTATATTGCACCGTTGGCAAACTGGCTTAACTTATTCATCAGCCCGGCGGCACTATTCGCTAAGATATTGGCATTTTCCCCGGTATGCAATTCGGTAAACTCCAAAACCTTTTCTTTCTCAAACTTGTTGTATGCCTCCATCACCTTTGGCGACAAAGTAAGTTTGGTTTCGTGGGTGATCATGTCCGGCAACTGCAAATAGTCCTTTGCTTGCATAGATAGGCAAATATCAGAAATCTTGTTTTTGATGATGTCCTCGCACCCTTTTTTGATGTCGCAACGTACTATTACGTTGTTCCACTTGTGGGTCTCAAAGTAGGTTTCCCGATACTTCGTTACACTCTTGCCCAAACGCTCGCCCATGTCTATACAGTACATTTGTGCCCATAGGTCTATCAGTCCGTTAGGTGCTGGCGTTCCTGTAAGTCCGATAACCCGATTAACTGTTGGTATGGCTGTACGCATCGCCTTAAATCGGTTTGACTTAGAAGACTTGAAACTGGTTAGCTCATCAATCACCAACACATCAAACGGCAACTGACCGCCGTACTTTCCGACTAACCAAACAAAGCTATCACGCCCGATAACGTAGATGTCGGCTTTAGATGCCAACGCCAAATTACGCTGCTTCTCTGTGCCCATCACCTTTGCCACTTTCAGGCTTTGCAAATGATCCCACTTTTCTGCCTCGGTAGTCCATGTTGTTTCGGCTACCTTTTTCGGTGCTACCACCAAAGTACGGCCTACCTCGCAATCGTCCATTAGCTGTTGTATTGCCGTTAAGGTAATAACACTTTTTCCAAGTCCCATATCTAACAGCAACCCACATCGTGGATGATCCAATACCCATTGTATAGCTGCCCTTTGATAATTATACGGTTTAAATTTCATAGTCCTTATGTTCATTATGCCATTTGGCGTGTAACTTCTGACTGGCGAAAACTATTAAGTTTTCTGGTCTGTTATCTCTTTTGTCTCCGTTAATGTGGTGTACCACTTCGCCCGGCTTTAATGGTCTTCCCAATTTCTTTTCGGCTTCGATTCGGTGGGTATGTCTGCCAAACGTCTTGGTGTACGTCTTGCCTTTTCCTTTACCCAAATGGGCTTTACGTTCTGCCAATCTTCTTTCGGGTGTCATAGCCGTTGGGTTGTGGGTGTTGTTATAGTTTGTCATTCTCTGACTTGTGAACTGTTTAGAACACTCAACACAACAGAAATTATGCCCAAACACATAGTCATTCCATCTTTCAAACTCCTTACCGCAATTGTCGCACTTTACCAAAGTAACCTTTGCTAAGTGCCGGTGTTCCTTGCAGCAATAATTTTTAGTCTTAACCGTACTTGGTTTCTTGTCAAACCATTCTCCGCAATAATCACACAAAACTTTCATTGCTCTGCCCTCCAAACTTTAATTAATTCGTCGATCGTCTGCTTGTTATCGATTGTATAGACTTCGTGCCCCATGCTTACCAACTCATTTTGTCTTATGGTTTGTATCTTCGTTGGCTTCTTGCCTTTACTTTTCAACTCCACCCAAACAACCTTACCACCCTGTAGGCATACCATCCTATCAGGATAACCCACCATGTTTGCATTTGAGTATTTGAGGCAAATGCCGCCAATGGCTTTCACCTCTTGCACCAAATATTTTTCTATCGCCTTTTCCGATACCTCGGCGTGGCGTGTTATTGCTTCCAACTTCTTCATATTTCCTTACTCCTTAGAGCAACATTCTATTTTCAACATTCTATATATATATACTTAATACCCTATATATAGGTATTTTATAGTATATAACTATATACTACAACTTATACTACTTTTTATGTTGTTATTGTTGCTATATATAGTTATATATTGATTATCAGTACTTTAGAAAGCAACAAAGTAAGCAACAAAGTATTTTTCTTTTTGTTGTTGTTGCTCCTTTTACGATTGTCGTTTTCAAATTCAGCCTTAGAGCAACATTGTAGCAACATTCTACTTTGTTGCTCTTAAAGGTCGCTATCGTCTTCCTCTATTGGTCTGACAAATGCCCTTTGCTTGCCATATATCGGAAACGTCAAAGTAGGGCGTTTTTGCCAACCTAATTCGTCTAAGACTTTATTAACCTTTCGGGCTTCATACTTATAATCTTTGCTGCCAACATCACGCCCCAAAACCTCACTGAGAAACTCGGCGGTGCATACTTTGGTACGTGTTTCCGTTCCTGTCTCATCCAGTGGGTCGGGGTTCTTAATGTAGGCACGTCGGCGGTTTAAGTCCCATGTACTCCAGTCGGTCGGCAACTTCATATCTAAGTATGCCTGTATCATTCCCGGTAATGGGTCTTCCTGATTATCGTTAAACTCGCCCTGCCGCTTTCGGGCTTCTGCCTCCAAAGCCTCGCTAAGATACAACTTTTCGCCGTCCTTATAGCGTTGCACGGCTTCGGCCCATAACTGGTTACGGTCTGCCTCGATCGCTTGGCGTGGGTCTCCATGCTTACGTAGTTCTGGGTTTACACTCATTACCCAAAAGCGGCGGTTTCCGGTCTCACCCTTTAAGAAATATGTTTCGTTGGTCGTACCGCAAAAAACGCATTGTCTCGGGTGGGATTCCATCACGCTGCCATACGCCGGGCGGTACATATCATTCTGACGGCTTATGTAGGCTTTCACCTGCTCCACGTCTGACCGCTTGATACTGCCCAACTCCGGTAACTCGATAACCCAACCGTTCCGGGCTTGCTCCATGCCTTTTGTACCCTCCATCGTCACCAAACTATCGCTAAACCAATCGCCACCCATCACATTGAAAAGCGTAGATTTACCGATGCCCTCGGCTCCGGCGATAATCAGGCAATAATCATACTTGCACCCTGGATTCATCACTCGGGCTACTGCCGCCGTAAAATGCTTACGTGTCATAGCTCTGTTTAGCTCATTATCTTCTGCACCTACGTAGTCGATAATCAGGCGGTCTAAGCGTGGCACGCCGTCCCATTTAAGACCATTGAGGTAATCGCGTATTGGGTGCATTCTGTGGCGTGTAACGACTGCCACCAAAGCATCTTTGATTTTGTCCTTTCCAGTTACTCCGTATTTCTCATCTAAGTAGATTCTTAGATTTGCATCATCAGTATTGCCCCATTGTGTCGCCTCGGCGTTCCACGGCAAACCACCTGTTATGTAGTTAAACCCATTAAACAGATTTTGCCATATATGGTTTTTCAACCTTGGGTCGTTCTCCAGAATAGCAATAATATTGCTCGCCGTTGATTTGATGCTGCCTTTTTTGTCAAAGTCTAATTCAGCCATCCACTTATATGTATTTTCAGATACTGCGCTGTCCCCGGCTTCCTCTGCTTCGATGTCGGCAAAATCATCATCGGCCTGGCCCTGTCGTTCCTTAGTAAGTAAGATTCTTACTTTTTTGTCCTTGGCTACGAAATCCTGCATTTTCAGGTACGACGGTAAACGTGTGTTGTCTGTTATCCTCGTGCCCTCATCCTGCACACCAAATAGATGTATTCGGCAAAGGTCGAAAGCGTTGCAAAGCTGCTTACTTGCCGGGTCTGTTTCGTGATTGCTGTATGCAAACTTACCCTCATAGCAAACCAAACCTGCCGCTACACTACCATTAATGTAGGTGTATCGCCCATCGTGGGCTGTCTTCTCGTACACATCAGGTAGAAACGTGTCGATTGCGTCCTCTATTGAATAGGCACGGCAAAAAGCACCGATTAAGCCGGGCTTTTCGGTCGGATCACCTACCTTTTTCAATTCGTGTACGATGATGTCACCCTCTCGGCTCGATACAGGCCAAAGTGCCACATCTTTATAGTCGTGGTACTGCTTTAGAAATTCATCAACGTTGCACGCCTTGCCGTCTTGATACTCAAACACATATTCGCCGTCTCTGCTTGTAGATGGATAATAAAACAATCTCGCTAACTGATAGGTGGTATCGTCGAACACCTCGATATTAAGTTTGCTTGCTATCATCCTGCAAAGTGGCTCGTATTCATCTGGGCGTACCTGACGGCTCAAGGGGAACACCAAACGAAAGCGTGGGTTTTCCGGCGTGTGCTTGTGTGTGCTGTATAGCATCGCCGCAAAGTCAAAGTTTAACGTGAACTCATCCCAAAGGTCGGGTGTACCGTAGTCAATATCAAGCGTGGCAATACTTCGCCACATCACGTTAGCGGTCTTTCGTGTGCCACCTGATAGGTAGCCACCGACAAAACCTCCCACGTCCTTGATACTGCTTTGCTCCTCCCTGCTCATCTTGGCGTACTCGCTTACGCTTTCCGTGGTTCGTTTCGTTTCGCTGCATCGCTCTACCAACTTCGCCCATGTGGTCGCTTTGTTCTTCCACTTCTTCGCCATACGGCTATGGGCTGTTGCTATGTCGATCGGGAAATCATTGTTTAACTTTATCTGTGCCATACGTCAATCTATCTAAAGATTCATACGATAACTTATCTAAGATACCCTTAAAGTACTTAGCATCTTCCTCGTTGCTCGCCTTGATAGTTACCGGGCGCATACCTGTTTTGCCTATTGGTGGGTGTACCACTAACTCAAATGGTCGTGGCTCATCGTCCAACTGCTCGAAAAGGTATTTAATGCTGCTTGCCTTAAATACCATAAACCTTATATGTTTGAAATCTTCTGCCATATTGTTTTACTTTTTAAGATGATCGGGTAAAAACGAAAGTATATATTTTATATTGTTGTGCCCAATTCCCTTAGTGCAATTTGTCCGCAACTCATGCCGTCGAATAAAGAAAGAATAACCATATTATAAGTACCAAATCTTAAAATACCGCCAATCTATGCAACCGGGGCACTGCTCGCAAACTTCACACTCCGATATTTTGCAAACTCCGTAGCCGGGTTTCTCTTCATCAGGATCGTATGATAGGCACGTTTTGCAGTACATCTTTTTCATAACTGGCGGTATTGGTGAATAATGGCACGGCTTTCGCCGTGCTAAAGATTAAAAACTAAAATATTAAGGGCTAAAAAATAAATGCTGACACTGCCCTAACTCTGTACGTGTTGCTGGCCTTAGTGTACCAAATGTTCGTATAACCGTCGTAGAGGTACAGAAACCATGCGTAGGTAGCACTGCGCTCGGTAGAAGTCCAATACCAACGGTCTTGCAGTTTATCGCCCTTGGCAAACTCCAAAGCTGCATTGATAGCCTTTTTGTTGATAAAAATACGGTACAACTCGCCTAAAGATGGTATGTACCAATCATCGGCTAACTTTATCTGTGGATTCAGAATACTACGTAAATGGTTGGTGTTTCTTGCTCCGTCCATGTCTGCTACAGCATCGTCGTACTTGTCGATATAATAATCTTGGTCGGCTTTTAGATCGCTATTGCTCTTTGTGGTTAGCGTGATACCATCGCCGTTAGCCTCATCGTGTAAAGCTATCTTAATGCCAAAGCTACCCATCTTCAAACCGATAGCCACTACCTCGCTATCCATGTTGTCGTCTTTGGTGTATTCCAGTTCAAACAAAGTTGCTTTGCCGTCGGCGTGTACCAAATAGATGCCATCCTCCATGCCGGATTTTGGTAACTGCGCTTGTACTGGCTTTTCGTCCTTACCCATCACAAAGGTATTGGCTCTCTCCGCATCCTCTACGTTGCCGCACCACTGTAATAACTCGTATCTGAATTGCTGCACGTCTGATAGTGCCTTACTTGTCTGTATCTCCATTTTTGTATATGCTTTATATTGTTTAACTAATCTTCTTTATACCACGCCCACGCTGCAAATTTCGCCTCTGCCACTATCTCATTGGTAATAAGCGGCTCGATCTGACTTGCATACGTCCACATGATAGGTAATTGTGATTCCTGGGTTTCGGCTTTTTCCCAATCACATTCAGCCGGAACGACGTTACTATGGTGAAATGTCATTAATCGGCAAAGCGGATATTTTCGTTTGCCAACCTTGAAAAGTAGATATATTGGCACATTCTTTTTAGGGGCCTCGGTCGCTTTATGCCATTTCACCTTAATTTCTATTGTCTTACTTTCTGCCATATTGCTTTATTGTTTAATCTTTTAAATAATATGGGGTGGTGTACCCTGCACCTTTGAGTGGCAAATCTTTGCACCACGGTATAGGCTCACTAAACAAAGCCTCAACCATCGGTAACGTCTGGTCTTTCGTAGCCTCTACGATGATCTCATCGTGTATATGGAAAACTACGTTTAACCCTCGCTGCTCGGCTCTAAGTATCACACAACCTAATATGTCACGTGCCGTAGCCTGTACGATGTTCTCGGTCAGCTTACCGCCGTAGGTTCTCAACTTTCCCCATTTCTTCGTTTTTTGGTTCAAACCCTCATACTCGATAATTTCGTGGTCGCCTCGCCAACCGTCGTTTGTCTCGATTCCAACCTCTGTACGTGGGTAACAAATAGTCCTGCCACTTGGTAGGGTAATTAGCAACATACCCCAACGATAACTAATAATAATGCCTCGTTGTATCTGTACGCTTTTTCCTGTCTTAATGGCTATGATAGCCGCTTTCTCAACGGTACGCCACAACTTTACGATATGTGGGTTACTGTCTCGCCATTTGTTTACGATGTCTTTTTCCTCGGATTCTGTTAAACCTAACTTCTTACCGCCCATCGCTTCCAATGCTGATACACCCCCGCCGTAGCCCAAACCCAAAACGGCTACTTTGCCTTTCGGTCTCAAATCTCCGTTTGGGCCATGTTTCTGAACTGGCACACCAAACATTTTGCTTGCAGTCTCACAATAGATGTCGTGTCCTTGCCTGAAAGCGTCCAATACCCATGTTTCCCCGGCTATCCATGCTATCACACGTGCCTCGATCGCTGAAAAGTCGCATACGTGGAACGTGCAACCGGGCTTGGCTATGAAAGCGGTACGTATCAACTCGCTAAGTACTTGGGTAACGTTTCCGTAGTTCATTTCAAACTCTTCCAAATCACCCTGCTTAACCAAATAGCGTGCATCGTCCAAACTCTCCAAATGATTTTGTGGTAGGTTCTGCAATTGCACCAAACGCCCTGCCCATCTGCCTGTACGTGCTGCACCGCAAAACTGCAACAAACCATGTACTCGGCTATCCTTGCAGACACATTTTTGCATAGTTGTGTACTTCTTGTTAGAAGTCTTACCCATTTCCCTACGCAAAGCCAAAACTTTCTGCACCTTGGGCCAATACTTAAATTGTACTTCGTAGTCGTCCAAATTCTTTTTGTTGAGGCTATCAATAGTAAATCCGGTGTTCTCGGATATGTATTGTTTAATCTGTCCTGGGCTGTTCGGGTTACTCATGCCTGTAAGTCTTCGGGCTTCTGCAAATAGCTCATCTTTGTATGCTTCATCAAATCGGGCGGCGTTGTTTGTCAATACTTGGTCTATCATCACGCCACGGTCGTTAATGTGTTGATCGGCTACGTACAAATCCTCGTCAAACTCTGGTGCTTCCAATCTCCTGACCTTTTTTAAGATGGCTTGCTCCACCTCCACGTCTCGGATATTGTAGGCTTTGAACGTTGCCCACTTTTCGGGCGCATCGCTCGGCTTGTGTCGGATCATCTTTGTTATGTCCTGCTTTGTCTGTTTGTTTGGAACACTAAAGTATCTTATTAGGGCTTTGCCCTCACTCATCTTTCTGTCTTCCAGTTTAAGCACTTCGCCACATTGTGCCAACGAAAGCGGCAAACCCATTCGGGCGGCTCTTACCATCGTACACCGCCATTGTCTCGGGTCTAATCGCCCTTTGATGCCTAAATACACGCCGATACAAATACGCTCAAAAGCTGCATTGAAAGCGGTCTTTATTACCTCGGGGTCGGTTAGTGCTGCTTTGATTTCAGGCGGCAAAGTTTCGCCGCTTGCCAAGTCCACGCATTGCACCGGGCCACCGTCCACGCTGTACGCAAAAAGCAATATGGTAAAGTCTTCGGCCTCCACATACTTATATACGCCACACTCGGTTAGGTCGTTGCTACTATATGTTTCGATGTCTATGCCTAATTCTTTCATACGCTTTGTTGTTTGATTACCCCGGCGGCTTCCTCTTTCCACCGCCGGGGGCTACTACATTAACATTTTATCGTAGAGAAAAAAGCACTTTACAAATCGTCCTCGTCGTCGATGCCGTCCAAATCGCCAAAGTCGCTTTCGGCTGATACTCTGCCGCCCAAATGGTCGTCGTCCTTGAACTTCATAATGTTGTTGAGGCCGCACGCTACGCCCTTGTTACCGCTTACGTCGTAGCCGTAGAAAGTTACCGACACAATCGCCCAAACTCCGCTGTAAACTTCTTCCTCGTCCACGATAGGCACTTTCTTGCGATCTACCACGCCCGGGCGTGTGTTGCTCTTGGCGTTCAAATAGAAGTGGTCTTCGTAAACCTCATCGTCCTTTTCGTCGCCGTCACGCAAAGCCAAATCAAGTTTCTTAGGCTCTTTGCCTCCCCACTTGGCTACGATAGCGGCTTTCTTAGCCGCCTCGATTGCCTTTTTGATTGCTTCGATAGTCTTCTTTTCAGACTTCGGGATCAAAACGTTAGTCATAAACTTGCCCTCACCGTCACCGTCTGGGCTGTACTTCTCAAATACGTGTGTGTAACTAAGGCGGCATGGGCCAAAGATTACCTTAGTGTCATTAACTACTTTAGGGTCTATCATAATTGTATGAATTTAAAATGTTAAACTTAAATGTCTTTAAAATCGTCTGCTGCCTGATTAAACGCCGGGCGTTTGTCTGATTCAGGCACTAACGTTGGTTTGCCTTGTGGCTTGTTGATGTACTCGGCGCAAATTGTACCAAAGCGTTTCTTACCTATGAGTTTTTCCAAATCGGTAATACTTCGTAGCTCGGTAGGCTTAATGTAGGATTCTTTAGCAAAACCCTCTTTGCCTAAAAGTTCCATCACGGCGGTTGGGTTTGTTATCTTTCTGATACTGCGCCCCTCAACGATTTTGAAACCTTGATACTGTACGCCACTTAATGCCTGTTCCAAACTGTACTCCTCAACTCCAGTTAGCCACGTTTTGAACGTTGAAAGCAAAGGTAGTATAGTGCTTTCCATTACTTCCTTGCTAATCTTACGTGGGTCGGGGTTGGCTTGCTGTGCTTCGATGCACATAGACGATAGGGCTTTGCAGCTTGCCTTAACCTTGCAGAACTGACACCAATTGCCCGGCTTTTGCTTACCTCCGGCATAGGCTTCGTTGGCTTTCGGTTGCAGTTCATCGACTGCCCAATTAATGAGGTCGGCGGCATCTAACTCAAACTCCGAAAGATTATCAATACGTGGTTGTACGATAGTCATGCGTACCTTACGTATGTCGTACTCAAAGTTAAATAAGTCCCATGCACCCAAAGCGTAAATCATCATTTGTGGATTTTCCACGGCTGACACTTTCACGCCCTTGCCGTACTTAAAGTCGATAACCTCCATCACGCCATCGGCGATAATGATAGCGTCCGACGTGCCGAAAGCATCAGGCACATAGTGACTAAAATCTAACTTGACCTCAACCAACAATTGTGCGTCCTTGGTCTTAGCTCGGGCGGCGTTGAATTTCTCCAGTACGATAGTCTTGTACGTATCGGTGTACTCGTCCATTTCGCCACTGTGGTACTGCTCGTCTAACTGCGCTATCTCGGCTTTTTCCTCATCCACCGACAAACCCAAAAACTCTTTCAGTTTCTTGGCGCAATAGGCGTGGGCTAACGTTCCCTCCTCCGCAAATGTGCTGCCCTTATCCTCCACGTCTCTTTCCAGAAGTGGGGCGGCGGTACAATTCATCCATCTGTGAGCTGCACTCGGTGATAATAAAGCGTGTTTACTTGCCATAATTGTATATGATTAAATGTTGTTATTAAAATGGTAATTTCGGGCCGATCGTGCCATCATCCATAACGTGCAATTCGTCGCACTGCTCCATGAAACTTGCAATCTTATCAGGTGGCAAAGCACTCGGTTTTTCAGCACCTAATAAAGCGGCTATGTTCTTGAACGTGGCCGTTAGTGGCTTGTGGTACTTCTTGTATAAATCGCCGTTGGTGTTCTCCTTGTAGTCCTCGCCCTCAATACGTTGGCGTGTCTTGTGCATAGCTGCCCTAACGTCTTCGGCGGTTAATGGCTTCTGCTCTGCCTCTGCTTTGGCCTGGCCCTCATTCTGTGGGGCGGCTTCCTCGGCTTTGGCTTCTTCCTGCTCGGCTACCTGCTCACCGTTGGCATCGGCTTCGTTGGCTGCTGCCTCCTGCTGTTCGTCTCCGGCTGGCTCCTTGGTAGGCTCCGGCTTGTCGGCGGCTGCATCCTCTTTCTTCTTTCTGCCTCGCTTGTTAGTAGGCTGTTGAGGCCGTGCCGGGGTGGTGTCCTCTGGCTTGTTATCTACTTGTCCGTTTCCGTCGAGTGCTTCCTCGGCGGTCGGCATAACTGTTGGTCGGTGGCACAAAATGGCATTTACCAAAGCCACGATTTCGGGTGTTACACCCAAATTGACCTGTACGTTAATACTAAAATCTGTTTTCATCTTTGTATATGTTTTGATGTTACTTATCTTCGTTGATGTACTCCAATAGCTCATCTATCTTTCTGTGCTTCGCAAACCATACATACAAACGTATGTCGAAATATGCGAGTGCTACGGCTGTAAACTTGGAATAGATCACTAACTCCCAATAGTTGGGGCTATCATTGTGTGGCATCCCAATCAGATTGAAAAAAGCGATAAAGCCGATAACTACCATCAGCCAATAACGCCAATTCTTCATTACTTTTTTCATACGGCTTAATTTTTAAAGATACATTGATTTCCAACACTTGATTATTTCCGCCCCCGTAGTGATTAAGCCTTTTCCGGCTTTCCTAACTCTGAACTTAATAAGCCCATCGTTAGCGTACCGGGCGACGGTGTGCCGATCCACGTGCAACGCTTTGGCTGCTTGCCCTTGGTTATACAAACCGTCTGGCTCTACTTCGGGTTTGGTGATAATCATATAGCGTTACGTGTGATGGTTAGTGTATTGGCTGTATAGTCCGTTTTAACGCTGAACTTGCAGCCCATCAAATTTTGTGTCTGATACGTCAAAGCCTTGCCGTTGTCGCACGCTTTCGCATCAGGTAGGTAAAACGTTTTCGTCTTTCCTACGTCAATTGACCGCAAATCGTCACGTGTCAATTTGATTGCTTTTCCTGTTTCGTCTGCCATAAAAGTATAAATTTTATTAAAATTACTTAGTTAGTTACTTATACCTTTGGAGATAAAGAAAAACTGCCGTATATTTGCAGTTGGGTTTTGGTGATGTTGGGCAAATAGTCCGACAGCCTTTCTTATGCTCTTGAGGTAGTTACTTACTTATCTCGGGTGCAAAGATAGACTTTTTCTGGTAATTAACCAAACTTTTGAAACGAAAATGTCTAATAAATAAGATTTTTTAACAATTTACACTGTAAGCGTATGCAGACAGAAAACGACGTAAGAAATAGAATATCAGCGGTTTTTGCTGAATTTGGTGAAACGCAAAACAAATTAGCGGGCGGCGATTCCGCCACCCAAAAACGTCTAAACCGCCAACTTTCCGATAATGGGGCGGCAATAACGGTAGATACTTTGTTGCTCATATTGAATAAGCACAACGACGTATCGGCTGAATGGCTGTTGCGTGGTACTGGTGATATGCGCACTTTGCCCGGTGGCATGGATGCCCCGGAAGATGTCGAAATAGCAAATCTTGAAACCACCGTAGAAACTTTGTCGAAAATGGTTGCAAAATATAAAGCGCGTATAGACGAATTAGAAACAACGTATTTGCCCGAACAAAAAAGGAATGTAGGATAATTCGCTTTACACCAAAATACACAAAAGAATGAAAAGAATTTGGTTTGCATTACTTGTGGCTTTATTATTTGTCGGCTGCTCATCCGACAACGACGAAACGAATACGGTAAATAGCCATACCGTTACGCTTTCGGACGTAAAAGGAACGTGGGTGGTTGTGTCTGCAATGCCTCAAAGTGTGGTTGGTATTAGGTTGGTTCTAAATGACAAAACTAACTGCGTCTGGTCTGATAAGTTCGATAATACCTTTTCGGGGCCTTACTACTTTCTTG